GTTGGGATTTGAGTTGCTCTTGTGATGGCTGTTCCTCAGTGACTGTCTCCTGTGCAACTGAATCCTGTGGTTCGGCTTGTGCTTGCTTCTGTTTTCCGTTTGCCATTGTACCTCCCGTTTCTTTATTTAATTGTTAAGGTGCCGGTACTGTTGCCACTTTACCAGTACCAATGATGGTCTGTGATTCCATCATGTAATCAGATTGTACCATACTCGGTTTGAGTTGTCAAGGGATAGTTGACATAATGTTCTAGGAAATTAACAGAACCTTTGCTCGGAACATATGTTCTAATCATCCTATTGCTGCTCGGTGAGGATTGCCTCCAATAGGTTCATGCTCGTTTTAACTGCCTCAATGAACCCATCGAGGTACTCTTGTGATACAGCACCCTGTTCTCGGCATTGTATCATGCTTTTAGTTGTGATGTCCATTCGGCGACACCACTCGGTATTTAGTTCCTGCCCTGTCATGGCACACCTCCTTTGGTATATCATACCATATCGAGAACCGTTTGTCAATAGAACATATGTTCGCCTTGCTCGGTATGTTTTGATAAGCCTGTTCTTGTATGATTTATTCCTAAGGATATTGCTCCCATATGGTTATGTCCTAAATGAAAGAACACCACCCATACGGTCAGGCAACTTTGGTGAGGATACTTTATAACTATGTCTCTTCGCAGAATTTGGATTTGTAAAATTGCTACTTACCAGCTATCCCTGGTGGCTCATCTGATTCTGGATTTATATCAAGCATCTTGTGTATCTGGTTATGTATCTTCTCCACCTCTTCTTTAGCAGTATTGCCCAGCAGCACTTCAAAGTTTATAGGTACAACAAACACCTGGCCTTTTATAGTATTGGCAAGCTGATTGATGAATCCTTCCAGAGCCTTAGCATTTACACCTCTAGGGATTTTTACTACTGCTATTCTTGGCTCAGGTGGTATAGGGACTGGCCTGCGAGGTTGCTTCGGTGCTAATTCCTGAGCAGGCTCCTCCTCAAAATCAAATAGAACAGTATGGCTGCTATCTGGATTCTCGGTAGAAGCTATAATAACTAGTCTCATAGGTGAAGTTACGTTATGTCTTGCCACTAGAGTCTTTGCTACGCTTCCAAATTTTAGTACTTCTTCCTTAGTAACGGTTTCTTTAAGTGCCATTGTTCCTCCTATCATACTCGCTGTCTTCCATAGTTCTAACTACCAATTTAGTAAACTTCCTATCATCCTTAATCTTAGCTCTAGCATACCATAGGTCTTGCAGCTTAGCTACTAGCATCTTAGCACTTCTATTAGTATCAAGATACTTGCAATACCCAGTAGTAGTTCCATAGCTGTCAATGAGACTATCGAGCTTAGCAGCATCCTTAATAAATGTAGGAAGCCATATATACTTTCTACAATTACTACACCTAAATAAGCTTCCGCCATGCAACTCATATATACATATTAAGTTATGGGGTTTATTGTCTGGGCAATAATCTCCTATCCATTCTATTCCCAGTTCGGAGGCAGTCCTCCTAGTGGTATTATCCTCTCTTTCAACTGTTCTATCTGGCTTCCTATCTTTATTATATCGTTTATATCCTTTTGCTCCTGATTTGCTAGGGGAACTTCCATTAGTGTCTTTAGTTTTTGGACTAACCTTGCCCTTTGTCTTGATATCTTTGACCTTTCTATTTTTTGTGCTTTTGTTAGCTGAAGCTGCTTTCTTCCTCTTGTCTCTTCTTTTGGGTGAGTTCGTAGATACTCTAGACCTGCTTCTAGCCAGCAGCATATTGGAGGCTCTTCTGGGTTTACTATCTTCTGTCCGTGCCATCTTAAGTTCTTTACAAATCTCCTTACCTTTCCATCTCTAGTCTTCCATATCCTGCCAGCTACCATTATCTCCCCCAAGTGTATAGGTTCTCCGCAGTAAGCACACTTAGGAACAGTTTTACGACAGACAGTTAGCCAGATGTCAATTTTAGTATCTCCTCTCTATCATATATAATCTTTCCACACCTAGTACAGAATATGAGTTTAATTTCACTACTAGGTATATGACAGATGCTCTTACTGGGCGGGTCTATTACTCCTATTTCAAAGAGCCATCTATGCTTGAATAACTTGCATATTAACTTAGCTAACATTTGCTCAATGTTCCTAGTTCTATCTGATACGGAATTATAATTATATTTCTTTTATACTTATCATCTTATCCACATTTACTGTATCCACATATGCTACAATACTCACAACCTTCCTGAAGAACTAGTGCAGCTCCACAGTCAGGACATACCTTAGCAGACATAGGACTAATCTGCTGAGGCTGTTCATTATGGAAAAGCTTTCTATGTACTGCTAGCTCTCTAGCAGTTAGATTACTTCTTCCACATATCTCACACTTCATAACCATATTATATCATATCAGGATATAGTTGTCAACCATCTTATTCACTAATGACAATAAATAATAATATGTATTTGTATCCTTGACAACACTAGTACACAATGTTATACTATACTGATATGATAGAACCTACCACTGTGCCTCCTAACTCAGATACTCCATCTGAAGTTGCTATAGCTCAGACTCTCCTTCCCTGGCGTAGAGATGATAATAGAGCTAAATACTTTGGCTATCTAGCATGTGGAATTACTATCGAAGAAGCTCTATATATGCTGGGTCTAGATATGACCTGGCTAGATGAGCAACGTAGGGATACTGCATTTAGCCAGCTTGAACTAAGGATACCCGAAATAAGGAAGGAGCTCAGCAAGGAATATATAGAGCTAGACTTCTTTCGCAACTTCAAGCTAGTTCTTGAGAAAGATTATAGAATCCTCAGGAAATCTATAGAAGAGGAGATAATGACTAGACAGGAGCATGAATATCTCCTAAAACTCCGTACTGCATACACACCTCAACAGCTACAAATCCTTGAGCAGGCTATGAGAGGTATTAGCAGTGATGGGTGGAACTTTTCTGAGTTTATAACCAATAATCAGGATAAGCTTAGGAGTGTTGAGATAACTAGGACTGATAGGATAAGAGTAACTTCCGATGGTGAGAAGAGCAAGGACAGCTAAGCAGGCTCAAGCATCTAGACGAAATATCAGAAGAGCTCAAGCTAGTCGTATTGGAAGGAAAGAACCTAGAAGTGTAGGCAGGGAGACTAGAAAGAGGCAGAGTACTAGCAAGCCTGCTTCTAGAACTCCAGTGACACTTAAGCTAAGAAAAAGATAATGGAGCAAGCTATCATCGAAGCACTAGCCAATGGGGGAGCTGTAGCTATCCTAGCTGGCATAATCTTTCTGATGTATAGGAGAGATAGAGAATCTAGTGAAAGAAGGATAGCGGATATATGCTCTGGGCATGAGAATAGACTTAGGGAAGATAGGAAACAGTTGGCAGGTATGATTGAGAGCGAGCAGAATACTAGAGAGGAGAATACTAAGGCTTTGCAAGAGTTAGTAACAACTTTACAAAGAATGAATGGGAGGAGTCATGGCTAGAAGATGTCCTGGAAGTAGAATTAGGAGTAAGGGAGCAGGAATAGGACTAGGAAGAGGAGGAGGTAAAGGGCCTATAGGGAAACCTCAGAAAAGGTAAGTAGGAGCTTATATGCAGACTATATCGCAGGATGAAGCTGCTGAAGCTTTATTCTCAGATAGACGGCTCACTATGGAGTCCTTACTCCAGATAGAGGATAAGGAACGAAGATTAGTTCCGTTCATCCTTAATCCTATTCAGCTAGATATGCTTCAGACTTCTACATTTAGAGATATCTATGTTAAGCCAGCATCTGTAGGGGCAACATCCCTTCATCTAGCTGATTTCTATCTTGATAATATAACTCTTAGTGGAACTGTATCAGTTATTATTAGCTATGATGAGACCAATGCTAAGCGTCTTATCATCAAAGCCAAGCGGTTTCATCAGTTTCTGGAAAGAAGGATTCCTACTATTCCTAAGCTTGAGCATAAAAGCGCTGAGGAGTTAACATGGGTAACTAAGGATACTAAGCATCCATTCTACTCTATCATGTATATTTTTAGCTCTAGGAGCTATACTATTGGTAGGGGAGAGCCAATACATAATCTACTACTAGATGAGTACGGATTCTGGTTTGAAGGAACGCATGAATTGGTGTTTGCATCAGCTGCTCAGAGAGTTCCTGCTAAGCCTGGAACTAAAATAAGAGTATTATCTACTCCTAATGGAGAAGATAATGATTTCTGTGAGATGTATAGAGCAGCTAAGGAAGGAACTTCTGTAGCCAAATCAGTCTATAGGCACCACTTCTATCCTTGGTATATTCAACCAGAGTATATTATGTATGCTGAAGACCCATTCTGCCTAGATGAAGACAATAAAGACCCACTATCTAATATCCAGTCAGATGAAGTACTGTTAATGCAGGTTCTCATGGACATCTATGATATGTCTGAACAGGATGCTATGGCTAAGCTTAGATGGAGAAGGTATAAGAAAGCTGAGATAGCTAGCCTTAGAAGAAGTGGCGATACTGTTCTTCTATTTGAGCAGGAATTTCCTGAGGATGATGAGAATTGCTTTCTGGTAGCAGGAGACCAAGCTTACAGCTCTGATGTTATAGTTGATAAGATACACTACTGCATACCCGCTAAAAGCCAGAAGAATATAGTAGCTACTGACTCAAGAACTAAAGATACTATATCTGCTACATTAGATATCTGGTGTGACAGAGAAGATAGTTTAGGTTATATAGTATCTATAGACCCAGGCAAAGGGAAAACGTCTGAGTCAGTAGGTCATGTATGGCACTTTCTTGAGGGCTATAAAAGTAAGGATGATAAGGAAATTCCTCCAGTTATGCAGCATTGTGCTACACTAGCAGGCTTTTATGATGAGTGGGAAATGGCTCTGCTGATGAAGGAAGTAGCACATTACTACAATAATGCGGTAATAGCTCCAGAAGATAATCTAGATATAGTTAGTCATCTTAGAGATTATCCTGACCTATACTATAGGGAGGATGTAAGAACTGGTAAGCTTGTAAAAGCAATAGGCTGGCAGACTAATCTATCCACTAAGCCTTATATGGTTACTGAGGTTAGTAGACACCTTGAACATATAGACTGTCAGGACATACGATTCTGGAGCCAGTGTAAGAATATCCGTAGAAATCCTATGAGCAAGAGTGGAATCCTTGTAGTAGGTGCAGATGACCATCACGACGCTGGTGCTATTGCTATAGTATGCAGAAATGCTCAGTCAGTACAGAGAGGTTATGCAGGCTCGGCTGGATGGCCTGATGAATGGTAGGAAAGGAGATAGAAGTATGGAAGGATTAAAAGGATTCATATGCAGCTTTCTAGGATGTAGCGAGAACTGTAATCGTGAGCTTGCTAAGTGTTATACAGAGAAAGATACTCTAGCAGGTGATTTGAATGACGCTAATATCAGAGTTGAATACTTAGAGAGCTTGCTATCTCATCCTCCTCCACCAGAGCTTGAGTATGTTGTGGAGAAGGACACTGAGTGGGTTCAGACTGTACTAGCTGACTTCAAAGCTAATGTTATCCGTCTGCCCCTAGGCCCTGAGTTTAGGCTAACTAACAAAGAAGGATTTATAAAGTTTGTAGCTTGGGATTGGGTTGACCAGTTTGAGTATCGTAAGTCCTTTATGTGCGGTAACTTTGCTATTAGCTTTAAGGCTCATGCTGACCAGTATGGTATAAATCAGGTTGGAGTAGTACTAGATTATCAAGCTGGTCATGCTTACAACTTGGCTGTTTTTCCAAATAGGGACATTATGCTACTAGAGCCACAGAATGACCAGATATGGTACTGGGAGGACAAAGACCTCCCATTCTATGTGCTAGAAGGAGCAGTAGTAATAATATGAAGTTTTCTAGTATTAAGGCGTTTCTAGGTGGACTTAAGCTTCCTGAGTTCTTAAGCACTCCTAATGAGGTTCATGCTCTTATAGAGGGAATAGCTGATGGTTACTGTCCTTGGCAGAGCAGGTATGAACCAACAGATAAGCTTGTTGAGAGTATTAGGAAGGAGCATCACTACTACTCTGCTGGAACAGTAGTAGGATTTGCTACCTTTATATTCTCTGTAGCAGGAGCAGTATCATTAGTACTTGGAGTAATAGTATGAAACAAAATGTAAATGAAGTGGTATCTCGTTGTAATGAGCTTAAGACCTTCTGGAATCCTCGCAATGAGGCTATGAAGCGGTGGTATAGACTTATAGAGATGATAGACGAGCTTAAGCAGGAGAAGATGGAATCCTTTGTGGGTAATGACCCCAGAGCACTATATAATCTTACACTACATCTTCTAGATACCAAGATACCTCATAGAGTCAGAGACTATGATATGTCTGACCTTAATGTAGCAAGTGCAGTATCTCAGGTTAATAGGTACTTTAATATCAGTTGGAAGGATGCTGATAATACATTTCGTAGGTCAAATCCTAGGCGAGGCATATTGAGAACCTTCATAGGCTTCATGCTTGCTACTGGATGGTATGCTATGCTCAGCATGAACTCTGATGATGGTAGTAGAACTTATAAGGAGCCTCTTAATCCTGCTGAGGTTTTTCCTATGTGGGATAATATGCTAGGATTAGATGAAGTAGCTCATATTTACGCTACTACAGCTAAACAAGCTGTTAATCTGGCTAAGCGTAATGACTGGAAATTATCTAGTCCCTATCCTCAATGGCAGGCTACTGTAGGCCGCAATGTAGTAGTTTACGACTATTGGTGGATGGAGATAGCAGACAATTTTCCCTTTACTGCTATAGCATGGAACGCTATAGTCATAGGCGATAGTCTGGTAAAGTTTGAGCCTACAAGATTTAAGAAGATTCCTATTTATATATCTCCTGTAGGTGGTCTGCCTGATATGGGAACTTTGACAGAAGGCTACCTACCAACATACTCATCTACAATAAAGCTACAGACTCAGAAAGTGGCTGGAGATAGATGGAAGGCTGAGCTGGGTCAGTCTATTATAGCTACTAATGAGAATATCTATAAGACCTGGAATAGATGGTGGACATTCTCACTACAACTTCTGCGTGATACTGCTCAACCTAGAATCTTTGAGCGTAGTAGAAGTGGTCATGCTATAGTAAAGCCTGAGGATGTATTTAAGCGTGGGGCTATATTCAGAGGAGGGCCTGATGATTCTGTAGACTTTTTGGCTACTCCTCCTATACCATTAGAATTGAGAAGTACCCAGCTTGACCTAGAAGCTATGATGCAAAGAGGAGGAGTTAGTTGGGCTATGCATGGAGCTGTAGCTGGACAGATAACTGCTTATGTTATGAGCCAGATAGCTGCCTCAGCAAATCAAGTAATGAAGCCTTTTCATCAGGCTATAATAGATGCACTATCTGATATAGACAATGATGATTTAGCAGATATAAGAGATAGAGGTATCAAACCTTATGGCTGGAAATATCCTGATAAGCTTCCAGACTATAGCGTAGTATCTGCTGAGTATGAGATAGAGATACCTGGAGACCTAATCCAAAGGGCTACTACTGCTCATATGCTAGACCCAGAGTTTGCGTTGAGTTATAGCTATGTATCTAGAAAGTTATTTCCTGATATTGGAGACCCGCTACAGGAGAGAGCACAAAGAAGAGCTGACCAGGCCGAGGCACATCCTAGTAATAGTATGATAGCTCTGATTCAGTACTATAGAGAACAAGCAGCGTATCTGAGAGATAAGGCTAAGGATATGGAAGCTGCTAATCTATATGAGATGATGGCGGATATGGCTCTACAGCAGTTAGCAGGGGCTATGGCTCCTGAGCAGCCTACTACTAAGGTTGCTGGTATGGGAAGACCCGAAGCAACTCCAAGAACTCCTGCTGGAAGACAACTGTCAGCTGGTGAGATAGAAGGATAATATGCCAGAAATAAAAGGTGCGCATAAGTTGACTTCTAGAGAAATAGGAGAATCACTAGTAACAGACACTAGTGGAGAGGCTCCTATCCTTCCTGCTCCTACAGAAACTCCAGAGTACTATGCTGGCTTCGCTAAGGAGTTTGAGCAATTCGGATTGGGCTACCAGAAGGCTTTTGCTAGACTACAAACTGCTGAAACTAAACTTAATCAGCCTCTATTAGCATCTATAGTTCCCGAAGGCTTCCTCAGATTTGGATTAAAGATGAGTCCTATTGCTTATATAATAGAGGCTTTAATGCCTTCAGGAAAAAGGCAGGAAATTAAGGAAGCTGTAACTGCTGAGGCTCAGGCTGAGTTTGATGCTGCATCTAGAAATATGCAGTCTATAAGATGGAAGATGGAGGTAATGCAGACTCTCCCTCTATACATTTCTGACCCGTTCTATGAGACTAATACTGTAGATGATGTACTGAGCCTAATAGCTCCAGGAATCGAGCTTAATGATGGTGAGAGAGCATGGCTATCTGCTACATTTAGTAAACTAGAGCCACTGAGAAATGTTCTGCCTGAGGGCTATGAGGGAGATGTTCTTGATGCTCAGTCTAAGATACTCAATGAAGTCCTTACATCTCCTAAGCTGGAGCTAAGGGGAGTTCATCATCTCACTGTAGATGAGATAGCTAAATCCTTCGCTTTTGGTGTTGCTGAGCTTCCTGAGGGAATGACAGATGAAGATGTAAGAAGCTTGCTTAGCGAAATGGAAATATCTGATGAGGAGCTTCAGTCCCAGCGAGATTGGCTATCACAGAGGGCTACAGATTGGGCTTTAGAATCTGCTAAGATGAATCTGATAAAGGCTGGGACTATCCTGGCTGAGACTCCTGAGCTAGCTCCTCTGGATTGGGCTAAGCTAATAGTTACTCAGCCTATGATGGCCACTGTAGAGCTGATGCAGAAGTGGTGGGATAAGATTAGTAGACCTATTTCAGCAGCTCTCATTATGAATCTGCCTGCTCCTGCTGCTGGAGCTACTCATGGCGTAGCACTAGGGGCTGCTGCTGGTGGAACTATTGGCTCTATAATCCCAGGTATAGGAACAGCTATTGGTGCTGGTATAGGAGCATTGGTAGGTGCAATCTCTGGTGCAGGATTATTTGCTGCCTTTGAGGATGATGCTGATAAAGAACTAACCAAACACTTTGAGTTCTATAAGAGCCAAGGTGAAACTGACTGGTCTGCATATGCTAAAGCCTTTAATGAGTGGGATGCTCCTTGGTGGAAGAAGATGGTACTTGACTCTGCTTATGACCCTCTTATGTGGATAGGATGGGGAGGAGTAACAGCAGTAGGAAGAAAGCTAGCTACGGTTGCTCTGCCTAGAGGACTTAAATGGGCAGGTTCTAGAATTGGCACTCTTATGGTAGCATTTGAGCAAGGATACTGTGCTGGTGCTGATGCTCTCTTCAAAGCTGGTGTGCAAGTAGTAGCTGCTCCTATTAAGAGCGCATTTTGGTTAACTGGTGCTGGATATACTATTCCTAGAACATTTACGCAGATGGGCAGAAACTTCGCTAAGCAGAGTGTAATGGATTTCTATGCAGTTGTTGGTAGAACATTCCGAGATGCTAAGAATGTTCTTGGTAAGGGTCTAACTGGTAAGGATGCTATGGACACTGTTGAAGCATCTGTTAGAGCAGTACTGAAAACTCCTATGGAAGGCAATAATCCTTGGGTAAGAGCAGGAGCTGATTTGTTAGAGTTTAGCTATCTAGATGATATAGCATTATCTAAATTGCTGAAGGATATAGCTCCAGATATAGTATTTGATACTAGTAGAATGGCTAGACTAAACTCACTAGTCCTAGATACTTTTAGTGGTCAAGGTGAGAGAATAACTGCTGGTAAGATTATAGCTGAGCTGGGTCAGGAGGCTACTGAACAATCTGTTACTAATCTGGCATCTAAACTTATCAAGCTTAAGGACACTATAGGCAAGAAGGCTATAGAATCTGTAAGAGCTGATACTTTTGATGGTGTTGTGAAGAATATATATAATAGGTTAGAATCCACTAGGTATGCTAACCTTCATAGTCCACTCACTAGATATATGCAGCAAGCTGGTAGAGCAGCATCTTGGCATAGCAGGGTAGCTGATAGAATCTTATACTCATCTCAGCTAGTGGCTCTTGAGCGAAGAATTGTTAATCCTATAGCAAAGCAGCAGCTGCTCTTCGCTAACCTTGGGCCTTACAATTACCTTGAAAATCAGATGAGAAGTTTTCTAGGTGGAGCTGAGGCTATGTATCCTAAGGCTTATAGTGGAGTAGCAGAAACTAATAGACTATTTAGAGGATTATCTAATGCTCCTTATGAACTTACAATGTTTGAGAAAGGGCAAGTTAGATTAACACAAGCCTTCATAGACCCTCAAACTGGAACTACTGCTGTATTCAAAGGTGGGAAGATTCCCTTTATAACCAGGGATGTAGTAGTTCCAGAGAAGATACCATTCCTTGGTGGTAAGAATCTGGGTATCAAGATAAATATAGGCGGAAAGCAGTTCTACTTAGGTAGCTTCCAAGATGCTTATGATATGTGGTCT